AAGTGCAACGCCGGGCGAATACAGCATCACCATCAGCGCCTCTGCCACGGCCTCCGCGACCGTCTCGGCTGACTTCAAGAGCGTGCCGGGGCTGATCAGCCTCTGGCAACACGAGATCGGCACCAACGAGGTAAAGGGTCAGAACATCCGGGCGATTCGCTCGTCGTTTGAGACCAACGACCTTGGCTTGATCGCTGGTGGCCCGTCGCAAAATTCAATGGTGGGCGACAACTACTGGCTGCATCTGGAGCGGATGGAGCCTGACTTCATTCAGTCCGGGCAGATGGAGTTCTATGTCACAGGTCGTCCGTTTGCCCAGAAAGAAGATGTCACGACTGGCCCATACACCTTTGAGCCGGACACCGGAAAGATTGACCTGCGCGAGCAGCGCCGAGAGCTTCGGCTGCTTTTTGTTTCTGATGTGCAGGATGGCAACTACCAATTGGGTCGCATTCTGTTGAGCGCAGATGTTGGCGATGTGAGGCCGTACTGATGGCGCAACTTGCTCTCGTTTATGATCCGCGTGGCCACACTTTTGAGTCGTGGGCTGCGCTCATGTGCGAGTCCTACGCGGCGCAGCAGTTGCAGATTGGCGTGAAGGAAGAAGATTGGAAGGGCTGGGCTGCAGGGCTAAAAGCCATTGACGTGTTTGTCAATGAAGGTATACCTGGCCCCTATGTATATGAGAACTGGCAAGACTGGGCGCAGGCCGTGGTCAATGCCGTGAATCCAAGGAACTGAGATGAGAACGCAAGACATCATCCGTCAGGATATGCAGCGGCACGGCATGGGGGAAATGGCAGAGAAGTTCCTGCAAGGTCTTGCTGCCGGCCTGAAAAACAAGTCACTAGGCATCTTGCGAGAGGGCGAGACTGTGGTGGTATTCCAAGCGTCTGATGACAACGCGTTGGAATTCCACCTCTATACTTTTGATCAGCCGCTTGCTCTGGCAAGGGCGCTTAAGAAGTTTTACGAATACGCCAAGAGTGCTGGCATTGAGCTGTTGGTAAGCAAGACCGACAACTTGAACATCGTAAAGCTGGCGCAGTCTGCAGGAGTCCCCGCTCAAGCGTACAAACTTGGCCCGATCTATCAAGTCGAAATTGAGGTGCAATAATGGGTGGAGGCGGTGGCGGCGGTTTTGTCGGTAGCATTATCGACACAGTTGTTGATGTTGTTGAAGATGTCGTTGACTTCGCTGGTGATGTTGTTGATAGCGTTGTCGAGACGGTCTCAGAAAATCCGGTACTTGCTATTGCAGCAATTGCAACGGCTGCGTACACAGGCGGCGCATCACTTGGCGCCTTGGAGTCCGCAGAGGCTATTGGCGGCGGCATGGCGTCGTTTGGCGAGCAAGCCGCGATCAATGCTGCTTTAGCAGAATCTGCTGCTGCATCTGCTGGAACGGCCGCTGGTGCAGGCGCTGCAGGCAGTACGCTGACCATAGACGAAGCGATTGAGCTGGCAAAAGAATTTGGCATGCCGCCGGAAGGACTTCCGCCAGAGTTTTTCCCAGACTTTACGCCTCCGGGTGGCCTTCCTCCCCTTGAGCTGCCTACAATTCCAGAACTTCCGGCTACTCCGGAAATGCCTGCAATTCCGGAAAGCGCTCCATCAGCGCCAAATTTGATTCCGGACAGCGTACCGCAGGCTGAAAGCTTGTTGCCGGGCGAGGTAAGCGGCGTTCCTAAAGGGACAATGAAGCCGGGCTTGTCCTACCTTGCCAATGCCTTGGGTGCGCCGGTCGAGATGGTTGAGGCGCTGCAGAACCCGATTGTGAGCAACATGGTCACCAGCATCATGCGATCCGGACTGACCGGCAAGTCGTTGGAAGACGCGATTGAAAACGCATTACTTTCTGGTGCAAGTGCTGGCATCACGCAAGTTGGTACAGATCTTACCGGTTCCAAGCTAGCGGGGCGCTTGGCCAGTTACGCCACGACATCGGCAATCAGAGGTCAAAGCCCAAGCATTGAAGGGTTCCTTGGAACGGCTGCGGCGCAGGGCGTTCTGAATGCCGCTTCAACCGATCTGCCGGACTGGGCAAAGCCTGGGGCGGAACTAGCTACCAACTACATCAGCGGCCAAGTGGGTCAAGCGCTTACTGATACGCCTACGCCAAAGCAAGGGGCGCCAAGGCAAACCGCGCCTATGCAGCCTACCAGACTTACCGCAGGCACGCCAACGGGGTTGCCTACGGCTTCCACGGGTACGCTTGGAACTCCGACTGGCGGCGGCCTGCCTGTAGGCATGATAGAGAAAGTTTCGCCAACCGATCAGTACTCGGCCGGGCAATTTGGCCAGATACTAGGCGCGGAAGACCCATTGACCAACACGCCTCTGCGCTATGGCAACCAATTTGCGCGGCCACAATTGCAACAGACAGGTTTGAGTAGTACAATGCCAACGGATTCACAGCTCCCATCGCTGTACGCAGGATTGACGCCGGAGCAAGCAAGTCTTTTTTCTGCAAGCTTGATGGACCAGGATACCGCGCTTGATCCTGCCTTGCAAAAGGTACTATTAGGCCGCGGCTACGCGGTAGGCGGCGTAGTGGATATGGTGCCAGGGCCGGAGGATCGGTTGTATCGTCGCCATATGAAACGTGGTTTTGCTGTGAATGGGCCAGGCACAGGGCAGTCAGACGACATCCCAACCATGTTGGCGGATGGTGAGTACGTGATTGATGCTGATACGGTAGCGCAATTAGGCGATGGATCATCCAAAGCTGGAGCGCAGATTCTTGACAAGTTCCGTGAAGAGATTCGGCAGCACAAGCGTTCGGCTCCAGTGAACAAAATCCCTCCTGCGGCGAAGAGTCCGTTGGAATACTTGAAGATGGCGAGGAAAAAACATGGCTGATCCAACATCCCCCGGCTTTTTTCAGGGAGCGGCGCTTCCTGATGTCAAGACCACAACCGCAACGCAGACCACTGCGCCGGCTTGGTACAACAACTTCCTGAGTGGTTTGGCAGGGACTGGACAGCAAGCCGTTGAGCAAGGCGGCGTTGCTGGGTTCTCTAATCTGCAAAATCAAGTCTTTGGCGCCGCGCCTCAAGCGGTGCAGGCCGGCCAAGGCGCTCTTGGTACTGCGGTTGGGACCGCAACGGACGTGGCCAACACGCCAACCATGAGCATGATCAGCCAATACATGAACCCGTACACTCAGCAAGTGATTGGAGAAGTGGGGCGGCTTGGTCAGCAAAACTGGGAGAATAAGATTGCTCCTGGTGCTACTGCTGGAGCTGTTGGATCTGGCCAGTTCGGCTCGACTCGCGGCATGAATGTCTATGGCAATCTGGCTCGTGAAGTTAATCGCGACATCACTGGCCAGCAAGGCACATTGCTATCAAGTGGCTTTAATGACGCACTGAAAGCAGCGCAAGCTCAACAAACGCTGGATTTGCAAGCCGCGCAACAGCTTGGGCAGTTGTCAGGTCAGCAATACACGCAAGGCACTGGTGGTTTGGACGTGTTGAGTAAGCTTGGAGCGCAGCAGCAAGCCTTGGAGCAAGCCAAGTTGAATTACCCAATGAGTGCCTTGGGTCAGGTGTCTCAACTGATCAAGGGTTACACCGTACCGACTGGCGTTACGCAGAACTACACCGGCCCGATGCCAAATGCGTATGCCAAGTCGCCTGCTGAATTGATGGCAGGTCTTGCTACTGGCGCTGGTGGCTTCTTTGCCAAAGGGCCGAAGGGCGAGCAGTCTCAATACGAGGCAATCAAGAGTGCTGTATCAGGAATACCGGGACTTGAGAAACTTTTTGGCAACATGGATCAAACTACGCCAACAGACCCATTTGGCGCTAATGGTTCTGGTTATGGTCAAACAAGCGCAAGCGGCTGGTATACCGACGCATCTGGCATTCCTTACGCTCCAGGCACTGAGTTTGATGCGATGGGCAACTACATTGGCAATATGACTGGGGCGTCGCAGTCTTGGGACATTCCAGTTACTAGAGGCGGGGATATCCCTCCGGCACCTCCGGAAAATTCTGAGTTTACAAACTCTGATGAAGATTACACGAACAACTTTGGTTAAGGGCAATCATGGCTGAATTTCTCCCCGCAGTTGTTGGTGGCGCGCTAGGTCGCATGGTTGGCTCCGCGTTTGACTCTGCGCCTTCGCAAGGTGGTGGCTTACCATCCACACCGCCGCCTGTTCGTGAAGACGTAAAGCCACTTGCAATGCCTGAGACAGTAGACGTTGCAAGGCAGGATTTGTATAAGGAGATGAACAATCTGCGTCAAGTGCAGAATGATCTCCTTCGTTCTTTGGAGGCGCGAGCTGCGCCTAACGCACGTGATACGCTGTTTGCTCTATCTCGCGGGTTTCTTGCCCCCAATCCTACCGGTCAGTTTGGCGTGGCGTTTGGCAACGCAGCCGGTGAGATGCAAGGGCAGCAAGAAAAACAGAATGCGGCAGCTCAGCAGCTGGCCAAGATGCGACTTGAGATGGGGCAAAGCGGCGTTGGCATGGCTGAAAAAGGTATTGCCTTGGCGCAAGAGCAGCAGCGCCTTAGAGCCTTACAAGGCATGCGCAATAAAGTATCGCCGGGTACACCGGCAAGCACACCGCCAGGCGCTGTCGTGACGCCACCAGAACGCGTAGCAGTGGCAGGTACAGCACCTGGCGCCGCGCCTGCAGCGGCAAACACTCAAGCTATACAGGCAGCAGCATCTCAAGCAGGATTGAATCTACCAGACGCAGTTTGGGACTTAGTTGGCGGCATGGATTCCAAAGATGCCATTGCAGCGCTGACGAAGTTTGCGCTTGACGAAGCCAAAACGCCTGACACCATCAAAGCGGCAGAGGCTTGGATTAGCATGTTGCCTCCTGCCGAGCAAGCGTCAGCAAGAAGTTACCTGGCTCAGCGCAACATCGAGGGCGAGGCAAAGCTTAGCCCTGTGTATGTACGTGAGCTTGGCGGTACGTTTGATCTTAGTGCTCGTGAATTGCATAACTACATCACGGCTGGAGCTGTCCCGCCGCGTCTAACAGGGCGGCCGGCTGCACCTTCTGGAGGGCCCGTGGCGCCTCAACCGGCAACAGGCCAAGGTGCTACTACCTCCTCGGCAACGCCTGCATTCCGCGCACCGCCTTCTCAAGAGCAATTAAGCGCAGAAAAAGCTGGCGTTGAGTCAGAAGCCAGAGCAAGAGGGACAGCAGCGGGTAAAGCTCTTGAAAGCATGATGCTGCGTGCAAGCCTGGCAGACTCGCAAATTACGCTAGCTGAGCGCGTGCATAAAGGCGCTGAAAACTTCCCCGACGCGTTTGGTGTATTGAGCAAAGCCGGTCTCTTCCCTGCGCTGATTCAGTTAGCACGTGACTCTAAAGTGCCATTCATTCCAAAGTTGCCACCTAACATTGAAGCACGAATCGTGCAAGCTGCACCCATACCGCGCCTGGCAAACGAAACTGACGCCGCGTACGCGGACAGAAGGAATCGCCGAATTGAAGCGCTTTTGATGGCTGGTGCTGACATTGCCAACCTTGAGCTTGGCCAGGCGCAAACACAGCGTGGCTTAGGCGCATTGACAGACTTTGAGCGTAAGATTATCAGCCAAAGTATTGTCAGCACGTCCGATCCAGCTCGTGTACTGCAAGCAAAGGCGGCATTGCAAAGAGCCACCGCGCAACTTAACCAAGAAACCCGTGCCGCGTACCAAGCTTGGGCAAATCAACCTGCCAATCGCATGAAGTCTTTTTACGACTTTGAAAATAGCAGTGCCGCAAAGCAAGTTATTGACACGCACAACGCACGTGCAAAAGCAATCTACGAAATGTACTTTCCGGCGCCGGCCGCAGCTACACCCTCAGCCGCGGCAGCACCACGACCGGCAGCGCCTCGTGCAGGCAGTTTAGTTGATCAATTCAGAGCAACGGAGCAATAAGCATGGCTATTGACTTTTCAAAGCTATCTGACGCGCAGCGTGCTACTGTTCGCAAGTTGATTGCAGAAGCAGAAAAGCAAGGGGTTGACCCTAATCTTGCGCTGGCCGTGGCATGGAGTGAAAGCCAATTTAAGCAAAGCGCAAAGTCAGAAGCCGGTGCGATTGGCGTTATGCAAGTCATGCCATCCACTGCCACGTTATACAACCGGCGTGACAAGCTCAATGCTGACATTCATAGAGAAGACGACAACATTCGTGCAGGGGTGCATATCCTTAAGGATATGCTAGCCACGTACTCAAATCCGCGTGACGCAGTCATTGCGTACAACACGACCAGTGCAGCACGAAACAAGTACTTTGCATCAAGGAATGACGAGGATTTGCCACAAGCAACACGGGATTACGTTTCTCAAATCAACGACCTCCACCCGCTGACCATAGCTGAGCCTGCTGCAACTGATGCAGTTGCGGCTACTGAGCCGGCTGCGGCTGCTGTACCTGACATCTTGCCGCCAACAGCAACCTCGTCTGCTGCTGACACGCAAAAGCAAGCCGACTTTATCACTCGTGCAGTTAAGACGGCAGCCACGGCTGGAGCAGGGGCTGCCGGGGCGGGCCTAGGCACTGTCATTGGCGGCGGTGGCGCGGGGTACAGAGCAGGTCGAGCTGTTCTTGATGCGGCGCAAAAGCTGTCTACAGCAAATGCTGGTACCGCAGGAGGCGCGCCGCAGGCAACATTGCCTGGCGGGCAGCCTGTAGAAGTACCGCCACGCGCCCCTATGGGTGGCAAGGCGACATACAACTATGGTAGAGCGTATAACCTATCACCTATAGAGGCGATTGACGTACCATCATATAGCACGGCACAAACTGTGCATAAAGGCATTGAGCCGCGCATTCAAAAGATCCAAGGTATAGCTCCAGGCTTTAGGCCTGACCCGCGATATGGTGATCTTTGGCTGGATGAATTGCGAGGAAAAGGCGGCCCACGAGTTGCTGGTGAGCTTGGAACACGAGTGCCTGTTGAGCCATTGCGGCCGCTTGCTGAGCCTTCAATCTTTTCAAAGGCAAGTAGCTTTGCCAAGGCGCATCCCATTATTTCAAAAACATTGTCAGGTGGCTTAGGCGCTGCAGGTACTACATTTGGCGTGTTGGATACATTGGATCGTGCCTTGTACCAAAATGATCCTACCGGCGCCGCCATCTCAGGCGTAGGAACTGCTGCAGGACTGGCATCGCTATTTCCGCCTGCGTGGCCGGTTGCCTTGCCTGTTATGCTAGGCGCTCCGGCGCTTAATGCTTTGCGGGATATGCAAAGAGGGCTACCTGCCGATGAGCAGCCGTTGACGCAAAGAGAAGAGCGTGAGTCGCAGCAAGCCGCGTATTCACTGCCTCCACAAGTTGGTGGCCTTGCTCGATACCAGCAACTGCGTGAAAGACAGCGGCGGCAGCAACTAGCTGACGCAAGTTCCGACTAAGGCCTCTCGTAGAGTGCACTCAGATGCACAGAATAAAAGCTGCAAGGGGTTACCCCATCCCTATGAATCTGAGCGTTGTGGCTGATTGGCTGTTTCTCGCCACTGTATAACTGCCAGCAGCTTTTGCGTAAACTCAAGTAGATCTATCTCTTCGGTGGGATAGATGCCTTGCGCATCGTTGTTATTGCAAAAAAAGTACACCTGCGTGACAAGATGTCGTAGCTCTTCTTGCATCATTGCTTTACCCTTTCACGTACGTAAAGATGACAATTCCAATGGCGCAGCCAACCGTGGCGCATAGCATGCCTATTGTTATGCCAATTTGAAAGCCGCGCTGGTATGCGTCGTCAACATGCCGTGTTATTAGCATTTGCGATTGATAGTTCATTCCTTCCCCCTTACTCAATTCCATCTAAGTGTGGGCGCGTACCGATCAACTGACATTCCTGCGCCATGCGAATGACTTCATCAGTACTCATAATTCACCGTCTCCTCATTGGTCTGCAATAGCCGTGCGCCGTTCTTGTAGTGGAAGTTGCGGGCCATCTCGGTCTTCGGACTCATGGTCACGATGCGCTTGATAGGGGAGCCTTGCACACGGGCCATCTCCAAGTACTCGCGGACCAGCTTGCTTCCTGCGCCTTTGCGATAGGACCAGATGCTGTACAGGATCGCGTTGTCAAGGCATATCCTGCTTGGCGGTTCCATCAGTTCCGCTTCCGTGGTGGGTATTGTTTTGTGGAATGCGATGCACAGGATCGCCCCCAGCTGCTTGTCTTCGATCAACGCCCATACATCCCGCGTGTACCCCAGTCGATCCTCGGGCTTGATGTTTGGACGCACAGGGTCTTCAAGCAAGATAGGGTCAGGTTTCTGTAGTTGGACTAGCATTTGTTGTTCTCCCTCAACTTGGCGTCGATCTTGTCAAACAGTGCGCGTGTGTAGCCTTTGATCGGTCCTCCGTATGGCCCAACGATTTCTTTGATCTGATCATCGGTCAGGCTTTTCCATTCGCGCTTTGGTGGGTGGGTGTAGAGAGGCTTGTCATGCAATCTTGTTTTAACCCAACTGAAAGCAAATTCTGGCAACTGTTCAAATTCAACATCTTGAACCCACGCCACAGGCTCTTGCTTCTCTGCCTTTGGCATCTGAAAGAAAAACCCAGTTGGTGCTGTCATGTTTTCTCTGCCAGCAGTGCCGTTACCTGAGTAAGACACTTGCTTCTCTGCGGCTTCGATGGCTTGGCGTAGTGCAGTCAGCGATGCCGAGTAAGAATCTTCGTGATTGAGTAAAGGCGTTCCATGTTGTTCCAGCGCATCCAATGCCAGCTTCATTGCTTCGATGCTCATGTTTTTATCCCCGCAACAAATAACCCATCAATAAACCAAGCAAGTAGGCACCGATGGGTGTATAGAAAAAATCAGGCAAGATTCTCATTTGTTCTTCTCCCGCAGCTTGGCTTCAATGGCGCGGGCAAAACGCACAGCACAGTCCTTGTCCCAATCAAACCCATCTGCCTCGTTGATAATCTGCTCATCCGTCAACCCAACCCATTCTCGTCTCGCGCTCCACGCCGCGTCCCAGACCTCTTTCGACCAGCCCCTGTCCTCTTCATAAGCAACCCCGCCGATGAAGTCTGCGAAGGCTTCGTCTCGTCGTTTGTTCTCATCATTCGGTATCCATTGCATGATCTGTCTCTTTCTCCATCCGTTTGCTGTCACAAAACGACCCCAGTGTTTGGGTCGCGGCTGATTTCCTGCTCCCAATTACCTGCTGCGTCGCGTCGCCCGTCAATTGGCCAGTAGTGATCGCAATCCTTGGGGCCAAACTGCTGTTGGACTTGATACGGGCGTCTCGGTGTGGCCGTGTGGCGGTAGCAAGAGTCTTTTTTGTCGCACCCCTTGCCGGGGCACATGGTGATGTCAGGCATCTTTCTTCTCCTTCAGTTTGGCGATGCTGAACCTGCCGATCACACGCCATTTGGTTCCACCCTCAAATTGACTTTCCGTCTCGAATGTCGGAGCTTTCCGCACGAACAGGAAATGACCCTCCGCTTCCTTGGCCAGTTCAGCAAATTGCGTAAGAAAACACAATTCGGCCAATTCTGTTGTTGCTGAAAAACCATGTGCGGGATCGTCAGGATTGTTACCAATTACATGATGGCTGATGTACTCCATCACTTGACTCGTGTCTGGCCTTATCCCGCCGCCGCCGACAACGCCATCCGCCAACGCCGTGTTTATCTTCACCGTATAGCTCATCCCAGCACCCTCCCAAGCCACAACACCATCCCGATCACAGCGATACCAAAGCCCATCATCATCACCGCCGCACAGGCATCTTCCAGCCACACCCGTTTGCTGTTCACCGGATCGCAGAACCCAACGAACACGATGAACGAAACCAGCACCATGAACAATCCGCTCCAAAACATCATCCTCGCTCCTTTGCCGCTTTACTTAGCCACTGGTGATAGTACTCTTTACTTTTTTCATTGCTGCAGTTTCTGCACCAGCTGTTTAGTGTTGCATATTTTGTCATGTGAAACTCATATGGGGGCTTTACAACGTTGCATTTGCTACATTTTGCAGGCATGTTTGCCCGTCGTTTGGCCCGCGGCGTATAGATTGCGTCACTCATTAGTTTCTAGCCCCCGTACTTTCAATGTGTTGATACGCCATAGCATGTTCTTTGCACGATTACCACCTTCAAACTGCAACACCATGCCATGACGACGAATCAGCCCTTCCTTCACCATCTTTTGCAAGTTGACGCCTACGGCTTGCGGCGTTTGCCCAAGCTGCTCTGCAATGTTGCGGGTGGTGATTTCTTTGTTTGCAAGGCGCACCTCCCGCATCGCAGCAATAACCCGCCTTGCCGACTCCCTCACTTTGACTGTATTTTGGGGAGGCATGTAATTTCCACAACCGCAGGGATTTGTTGGCCATTGACCCGGCGCTTTGTTGATAGCACCACAGGGCGAAGACCTGCCGCCTCGCACTCGTTGATGCCGGTAATGACCTCTGCCCGAGTTAGTGCCTGCACTTCTTTCTCCACAGCAAGCCCTGAGGTTGCATCAAGGGCCGCAGGCGCCACAACCGGTTCCACCTTGGTAGTAGCACCTGGAAACGTGGCGCATGCACCCAAAAGGGTCGTTAATGCAATTGCAATAAATTTCATTTTGCCACCTGTATAAGTTGAGTTCCAAGAGTTGCGCGTTCGCGATTGAACACTACAGTAATGTCTGTGTTTGCTGCCTTGGTGGGAGTGAATTTCCCATCCAAGATGTACAAGTTTCTTTCCCGCAGGTACTTAATGCACGCCTTACGGCGCTCGTCGTATCGTCGAGGGTCAACAGGCTTGCAGTTTTCGACCGGAATTAGTTCGGGGGCCAAAGGGTCGTATGCCCAAAGGCTGTTGATTGCATCTGCTAATCGCATGTTGCGCCCCTATCAAACAAGTGAAAACAAAAAGATGGTGGCAACCCAGCACATGATTGCTAGTATCATGACACTGGCTGCAAATACGAGAGTACCTAAAATGGCTTGCATAAAGACTCCTTTCAATTATCAAAAATAACTACATACAAATTACAACGACAACAACCACTTTGAAAAGTTAAACTTTGGATCAATCGTGCGATTGCACAATGCTACTGCTTCTTCATGCAGAATAGGTGGCGGGTAATCAAGATCTTCATTGTTAAACGTGCTATTTGCAATGATGGCATCAAACATCTTTACGCGCGACTCATACACATGAAAGGAGCCTACCGACACCGTTAGGTCACCGCGTTCTATACGTAGCAAGGCCGCCACAATTTCATGCAAAAAGCTAAACGTAGGTAGGTCATTCCCCATACCCCACAAAATGTCTTGCGATCGCATCACTGCGCGACAGTGCAAGCAATCATCACGAATTCTAAACTCAATTGCTATTGTGCAAGGCACGTCCGCAGCGTCAGCCGCAAGATGATCTGGATCGGTGCCGTACATAGGGATGACGGCACGGCGGCTAAGGTTGTCTTTTTCTAAAATACTTGCAATCCATAGCGCCCCATGTGGCCCAAACCAATACGACCCATAGTTGCTATTAAGCTTTCCATTGAGCACAATCTTGCCCCATTGCGCGGCATGCTCAGCAATTGACAAATCCGTAGGATCTGCATTGATATACCACGCCATTTCCCGCTTGATGTATGGCACATTGAGATTGCGCCCCACAAAAGCATTAAAGCGTACAGACGGCGCAACAGTGTAGGTAAAGTTTTGCAGTTCCAATGTGCGCTCACCACGTGGGCTATACCATGCGCCATGCCTTTGCAATGTCTGATATAGCTTAAGCAAATTCCACTCTGCATTGATTCTAGCTATTTCCATAATCGCGCTCCATGATGGCATAGGGCTGGTCAGGGTAGTGCTGTATGTGATGCAAAGGCGGTGGCAGCTTTATGGCTTCTACGTTGCTATTCAACGCCCACACGTATGCGTTGTTGCCTAACGCAAATACTTTGCTTGGATTGAGCTGCTTAATGAAGTCAGGATTGGTAGGTACCCCTTGGTGTGTTTGCGTATTGATCCAGTATGCCTGATTTTCAGAGACGCCTTCACGCTCAAGAGTTTGAGCCAACATACGGCTTGGGCCATCATTGTCCAAAAAGTTGATGAATGGCACAATCAAGGCAGACGCCCGCATATTTGTTCTGGGGCCTTTGTCGCATAGCAAAAGGATGTTGCCTTCATTGAAGCAGCCACCACCTGCCGCCTTGTTGTCAATCGACCTATCCTTGATTCTATCCAGTAAGCCATCCACGCTATCTTGTGTGTAGTCATAGTGCTCCAATGGTAGAGCCATGCCTTGGCCAAGGCTATCATACGCCTCATAGACTTCTTTAAGTTGCTCAAGATTGTCGAGGTATTCTTCTTTTTGCCGTGACGCAAATGCTTTGGCGCAATTTTCAAAGGGAGGTTGGCATAGCACAAGAACAGCGCCTCGAGAAAGAGCCAATCTTTCCAACATGCGCCGCCGAGGCATGTCAACACGATTTACGCCATTGCGGTACACATCTCCGTAAATAGGCTCCGAGATCCACGCACGATCCATGATGACATGGTCGTCGTAGGTTAACGCCGGTGTCATAGTCCTGAAGTACATGCGGCATAAATCAGCCGAATTGATGCCTGTATATGGGCCGTGCTTTGCGATATGCACCATCCGCTCACGTTGAAGCCGCTGCCGCAACGCGTCTGCCAATTGCGTTTTACCCGAGCCATCCGGGCCTTCAAGAATAATGATCATAGAAAATCCTCTAATGCTGAAAGCGTGTCATGCAAAGTTGCAAGGCGTGCGCTTAGTTGTTGCGATTGCTGCTGTGCTAAGTTTGCCTGCTGCATGTCAGACATGGCCTCAATTTCTCGTAAAGTAAAGCTGTACGCAGTTCCAATGGTTGCAAGTTCTGCCTCATCGCCGCCTAAGATGCAACCGGCAGCTTGAGCATGTAGGTACCTTACACGCCACCAACCGGAGCCTGCATGCGCGTAGCTGGGGCACAGTATGCCTTTGTAAGAGCCGTAATCCCAGACGATGTCAGACTCCAACTTGCGAGGTTGACCCAGTGCCTTACCACCAATGGCATGCACAGGCCAAGTCAGTCGTTGGCGCTGCGCCCAAAGATGGGAATCAGCCGATAGGCTGGCGTTGTACCACTCTGACTTTCTTTGCTGCCACGACAGCTTATGCACAGCAGGCATGCCATGCGACTGGTACAGCGAAGAAGGATCCCACGCATGCAATTGCTTGACTGGCAGTTTGAGCTTGTCATGGTTGCCCCAGGGGAATAAAGGGGCTATCCATGTACGATCCACCAGAGAGGCCTCAGAGACCATTGGCACCCAGGAGGATAAGATCCTTTGGAAGGACCAGTCATCGAGGCACACAGGGGCATCTGGTCGCTTTTGCAACACGTGCACTACTTGCTCCGCATTGACCGCGTTTGCGTCCAAAGGGTACAAATAGACGAAAACGCGGTCATACGCAGCAAAGTCCTCATCCAGGCGAACCGGACGATGATCAACCGTATGGCCTAGTATGTTGAAACCTAGACGCATAAGTTCAGGGATAGACGCAAACTTTGTAGACTTTGCGCGATCAGGATGATTGATATGCGTTTCAGTTACGCCTGTGATGAGGATACGCACGATTATGCCTCCGCCGGAAGCTCAACTGAAATGTACTGTGACGCAACGTCATTCTTGATGTCACCAGTACGGCCGCCAGCAGCCACGTACTCGGCAATGGTCATTCCCGACTGGTACAAGGCAAAGCGTTCAAACGCTAACGTGCCTTTGTTCTTCGGGTTTTCCGTAGCCAGTACAGTGATGACGCTGTTCTTCGGATAACGGGCGTAACGGGGTAGCTCAGACATAAGTCAGTCCTTTGTAAGTTGTACGACAATGGGATAGATGTACTGCATGGAGTGTATACCTTTCAATGATCAACAGGGGCAATCATATCACGCTTTATGTACTCTTTGACTGCTGTCAGCAAGTTTTGTTGCGTTTTGTCTTTTTTCTGAACTGCGAGCATAATGGCCTCATCAATCGTGTCTTTTGCCACAATATGGTGGACCACGATATGGTTGCGCTGGCCTTGGCGCCAAAGCCGGCGAATAAATTGCTCGTAAATCTCAAGCGACCAGGTCAAAGAGTACCAAATCACCGCATGCCCTGAGCCTTGCAAGTTTAGGCCGTGCCCGGCCGACATTGGGTGCGCAAGCAAAACAGGAATTTTCCCAGCATTCCAATCCTGTATGATGCCCTCAAGCTTGGCGCCTACAACGCCGGAGCCAATGACCGGTGCAATCGGGAATGCGGCTTTCAGTCTTTCCAAGTCATGCTGAAAATGGTAGCCAATGATGCAAGGTTGCCCTGACAATTCTTCAACAAGATCTTGTACGGCTTCCGTCTTGGCGTCATGTATTGACGTGGAAACACGAGTTGGGCCATCCAAGTATGAGCCACCATTGGCAATTTGCTGGCCTTTCATAACAGCCACTGCAGCATTGACGGCCGTAATGTCGCCTTCTGCCAACTCGATGGTTAGTTCTTTTTCAAACGCGTCGTAAATCTTACGCGCAGAAGCTGGCAGCTCAACATTGATGGTGTTGTAGGTAAGCTCAGGCAAGTCCAAGTGGTCCAAAGCTGCCATCCTTAGAACCTTGCCTTCCAGCTTAGAGTAAATGACTTGCTCGCTTTCAGGCTTTAGCTTCCATTCAAAACCGCCGTAGCCTGTAGGGTAGAAGTACTCGGTGCGGAATCGCGAAATGTAAGGGCCAAAGGTAGCCCCTTGGTCAATGATGTATTGCGGCCCAAAGATATCCATCAAACTGTTGGGTGCAGGTGAGCCCGTCAATCCCCATCGCCGATCAAACTTGTTAAGCAAAGGCTTGAGTGTTTTGAAACGCTGCGTCTGCGTATTGCGCAGGTACGAAATTTCATCCGCAACAAGGATGTCAAAAGGCCAAGGCTTATCACGCAGCGCTGTGGACAACCAGCGCAAGCCTTCAAAGTTGATGACGTAAATGGCGTGGTTCTTTGCCAGCTCACGGGCCTTGTTGCCGCCATGCAAAACTCCAACCGAAAAGTGGCTGAATTGCTCCCACTTTTTTACTTCCGGTGGCCACACCATATAGGTGGGGCGCAATGGTGCAATCACCAGCATCTTTTTTGCCATGCCTTGCAAGTGCAATGCACGAAACGCAGACAGCACAACAGCAGTTTTGCCTAAGCCCGGGTCAAGCCACAATGAGCCTGAGCCGTTTGAGACTAAGAACTTGACTGCTTCCTTTTGATACTCATGCGGTTCCCAAAACATGATCAATCCCTTCTTTAGAGTCAATGACATGCACCAAATGGCCGCGCATGTACAGGTCTTTATGCAACTTGTTTTGTAGTGCTGAGGTAGTACCACCAGGCCGTTTTAGTTCTACCCACAGCACACGTCTATCAGGCAAAATGACAAGCCGATCTGGCCAACCACGATTAAAGCGTACATGCAGTTTGAGACTTAGCAAATTGCGCTTTTTGCATTGCGCTGAAAAGTACTGCTCAAGATGACGTTCAAGCAGCACGCTTACCATACGCAAGGCCCGCCATTGTCTTTGCGAAAGTGGCACCATTTGCAAAGGTGCGTTGGCTTAGGCGCATACACCTTATCATTGCCAATACGCTCAATCCTGCCATCCACCCAAGCTTTGAGGCTTTCAAACTCATCGCGCTCGGTGATACCTTGGCTGACACGGCGATTATGATCAACGTAGCAAATTTCTTTTGATACACGCGTGATCCATGGGTAGTACGCAAAGATCATGGCTGCGTATAGTTTAAGCTGCTCTGTGTAGTCGCGCTCTTTGCCTGTTTTCCAATCCAACACATGGGCCCAGGTATCTTCAAAATAGATCACGTCAAAGACGCCGCGCAGATGCACCTGATCAGAAAAGAAGTCGCATGGCTGCCAGTCTTTGGTCAATCCAATTTGCACTTCAGGCTGCGCGTTCTTGCTCTTAAGCTGCTCCAAGTACTCAATCCACCAAGTGCGTGTGGTATCCAACAAGGTAAGCCCCTTAATGGCCCCTTCAAACTCAGCATGGATACTCGTGCCACGTTCTGCTGCAGTGCCACTAGGCTCTTCAAGCTTATCAATTCGCGTAAGTTTGTACTTGAAAGGGCACTTTTCGTACGATGAAATAGATGAATGTGAGAAGCTCATTTTGTATCCTGGTAAGTATTACCAACTTTGTAGTCAGAAACCATAGGCACATCCATTGCAACGGCATTGCACATGGCATGCATAAGGCAGTTTGCTTCACGTTCAATTGCATCTTCAGGCGCCGAAATGACTAATTCGTCATGCACACTAAGCAAAAGCCGACTGCCATTGCGTGTCTTTTGAAACAATAGCATAGCGGCCTTGGCCTGATCAGCAGCAGAGCCTTGAATCAATAGGTTGACGCCTTTATAGTCAAACTCACGGTACCTACCATTGATCATCTTGGCGGGCTCCATCTTCACCATGCGGTTGCCTACCGTGCGTAATGGTTGCCCCAGCTTATACCGCGTGCGCATCGTATCTTGCATGGACTTAAGCCCCGGTGCCACAGCAGTGGTATAGGCATCCATCAAAGTGCGGGCCATGTCATACGACACTTCCAACATTTCACTGATTTTCTTTGGCCCAGCCCCATACAAAATTGCAAAGCTTACGCCTTTGCTATACGTGCGGCTTACCTCACGACCGGATGCCTCGGTCATCATAGTTGCGGCATAGGTATGCAAGTCGGCACGTGCGTCCTTCTGGTATTGCTGCATTAGGTTGCCACCTTCGAAATGCGCAAAAATACGTAGTTCCTGCGCATTGAAGTCGCATGCTACAAGCTTATGGCCTGCATCGGCTAAGATGAAGCTGCGGATGAGTGGGAGGGGTGCAACGGGGAGATTGTCGGGGAGTTGAACTTTCGGATAACGGATAGGCGCATTTTGAAAGTTAGGAGTTGAGGAGAGCCGGCCGGTCCGGGTGCCCCCACGCTCACCTCGTACACTGTTCCAGTTTGTGTAGATTCTGCCTGTAGATGCAGAAGCTTCCAGCCAGGGCTCAATGAAAGTTGACAAACATGTTGATAGGTTGGCTCTATATCTAAGGACATCCTTAAGCTCCAAGTGTGTGAGGATCTCCCCTAGTGTTTCCTTATCGGCCTTGGGGGAGCCTTTGTCTGTTGTTGGCCAACCTTTTGTTTTGTCCCAGAAGTCGGTGGGATAAATACTATCGACCAGCTGCGCATCGCTGTCAATGTTCAACTCAGGAGAATTCAATAATGTACGAACCCAAGCATCACACAACGCCAGGTCTTTTATTGCTTGCAGTTTTGCTTTATGCAAGCCATCACGGTCTACCCGTACGCCTAACCGTGAGTTTTCAAGCAACATGGGGATCAGCTCTAGCTCACGAAGGTAAGGCTCTTCCTGCTCAGGCAAAACCTTATCAACGAGGAAGTCGTACAGCTCACTAGTTAACCGTACATCAGCTATTGCGTAGCGGCCTACAAGGTCAACAGGCCCACGGCAAATGTAGGCACCCCAAGTAGACTTTTTCTTCTTGGCCTCGGGCACATTGGCAATAATCCATTCCTTAAGCTCATCACGTTCTTCAGGCTTAACGCCCAACCAATCGACAACAAGCTCTTTCAAGGCAAAGGATCGTACATGCGGATCATGCAAAAAGGCCATGATCAGCGTGTCATGCAATAGGGTGGCTTGCGGAATGGCAAGTCCAAAATGCGTCTCAATCACATCCAGGTCGAACATGGCATTGTGAAAGCACATGGTACGGCCAGATGCATAGATCGAGGTCAATAGGGCTGCTACTTTTTCCTTGGTAGTATTATTGCCTACGGCATGGCCAAAGGCGTGGTAGCCATTGGCAAAGGTATCCAAAGGGTCATACACAGCTAGGCCTACAGGCACCGGCGGATACTTAGGCCGAGGGGCAATGCCCTCGGTTTCAAAGTCAAGAAAAACAGGTGGTTGCATTACACGCTCCAAAAAAGGGTGGGGTACTCGCTACGTCTACTTGGTTGCGCCTTCGAGTGCAGCATCCTTGTAGCATCCGCTTTCCCCCGTGACTATTAGAAGCGTGTGGATTGCGTCGTGCCGGCATCGTCACCGTCAACGACACCTGCCGTAGCGATTGCAGCCTCGGTCTCTCGTGTAGCACGTGCCAGCAATGCCGTGATCAATGTTGCGTCATCGATAGCTTTGACCATGCTAAAGGTCACCTTGAACTGCGTCTTGGCATCTGGCACCACTGCAATCTCAGTCACCATAGCCAAGGGCGGGCGCTTGTACGTTGCTGCGATCGTCTGCACATAGCCTGCGTAGTTCTTTAGGCTGGTCACAGGCGGCCGCAAGGCTGCGATCTCTGCTGCAGCAATGGCTTCAGGCGAAGTCAACGCGTCGGAGGGGAGAAGAATCAAGCGCCGCGTTTCACGGCATGCCTTGCCTTTACCGCCATTGGCGGCTGAGCCCCATTCGTTCTTGGGGCAACCTTCGCAGGTAGGATGCTGCACAGGCAAACCTTCGCCTGTTTGCACCGGCGTCATACCAATTGCATTGATGCTGATGGCCGTGCATGCAGGGCCAACCTTCTTGGTCGGATCGTAGCGCTCTGCGTAGTACAACCGCTCAACAGGCGATGCCAAGATGACGCACTGCAGTTTGTTGCCAGCGATGGGGTTGCCTTGCCACTTAAGGATACCACCTTGCGTGGAAAGAAACGACACACCTGCCGTGGACTGCTCAGCCTTGACGGCCTGGGCAGCGAGGCCAGCCAATTGGTCTTCAAACAAGGCCAGTTGCGTGCCTTCGCTTTGCTGCTCTTTATCTTTAGCCATTTGATGCTCCTTAGGACGATTAGGAATTTACTTACGACGAACGCTCAGTTCCCAGTTACTCGAAACATCAGTAC